TCCACTGAAAACGAGGGAAGTGAAATTGACTAGGTGGAGAGACATCACTCACGAACACACCACACAGTTTCGTCCAGAGAACTCAAGGAAACCTTTGAACATTCCGATTGTAGAGTTAGAAGAAGACAGACCATTGTTTCATAAGACTGAATCTAAGTTAGACAACGGTCTGTTACTTTTGATTTGCACTTTACCTTTCTCTGTAATTTTATTATGGGTACTTTATGAAATTATTTTTAATTAGAATATTATACTTTCTCAATGACATATTATTTTTCATTGCGGGGTTTGTTGCTGGTCTTGCAATTGCCATGCACTACATCTATATGGACTAAATATTCTCTAAGGAGAATGTATGTCTGATAATTACTTTATGGGACTAGACGGATTCGTCTGGTTTACTGGTGTCGTGGAAGATCGTTATGACCCTGATAAACTCGGCCGAGTACGAGTTCGTTGCTTAGGATACCACACAGAGAACAAAGAATTAATACCTACGGAAGATTTGCCGTGGGCTCATGTCATGCATCCTGTCACTGATCCATCCATGCAAGGTATGGGAAACACTCCATCGTTTATGGTTGAAGGAACTTGGGTGGTTGGTTTCTTCATGGACTCAAGAGAAAAACAACAGCCCGTCATCATGGGAACACTGCCGGGGGTTCCTCAAGAGAACGCATCACTTGGAATTGGTTTCAATGATCCTAATGGTATCTATCCTCAAGGGGATGTCTTCTCTACAAATACCTCTGGTCACTCGTTAAATGAAAGTGATACTAATCGTCTTGCACGAAACGACACAGAACAACCACATAAAGTTATTCAAACTAAAGACGCAGAGTTTGATGAAGGAACATCACCTAAAGGAATAACAAAGGGTGTTACTAATTCTGTCGGTGATGAATGGGGTGAACTTACAACAAACGAACTTACACTTAAACTTTCATCAAGGTTTAATGCGACCTATCCAAAGAACCATGTCTTTGAAAGTGAAAGTGGACACATCAAAGAGTTTGATGACACAGAGGGTAGTGAGAGAATACATGAGTATCACACCTCTGGAACATTCTATGAGGTTGACGCAGATGGAACAAAATCTATTCGTGTGGTCGGTGATAAGTTTGAAGTTGTTGTTGGAACTGAGTATGTAAACGTCAAGGGTTCGGTTAACTTAACAGTAGAGGGTGATGTCAATACTTATGTTCAAGGTAACATGACTACGATTGTAGATGGTGATAAGACAGAGGTGGTTAGAGGAAATCTCAAACAAGAGGTACACGGTGCGGTTGAGGAAGTGTTTGGCTCAACACAAAGAACAGATGTCACAGGTAAAGTTACAGAGGTATACGGACAAAGTATTACGACAGAGGTTACAGGAAGATATGATATAGATGTTAAGAAAACAGGTAGTGCAGAAGATGTAAACGGTGAGTTTGATGTAGAGGCCGAAATAATTAATTTAAATAAGACTGCACCAGAGGTTCAATCACCAAACACTATTATAGCTGACCCAACCGCAGAGGTGAAGTCTCTACTGCCTGCATCAGACATCAAGGCAGGGTTTGCAAATAACTACACGACTGCAAATGATCTCAGAACACAACAAGACGAACAAAAAGAATCGAGTGATTCATTCAAGGATATTATTCTGGCAGAAGAAAGATACATTGGTTCGTGGAATGATTACGATAGTAACTATCAACTCGACAATCCTAGAGACTTGGAATACATCACAAAGAACAATGTGGACGTAGCGTATCTCAAAGAACAGTCTGGTGATAACTGGACAGAGGATGATTATTGGAAGTTTAAGACAACTAGAAAATTCTCATTTTCTCTTTTAGACTCTCACATGGATGGTGCGTTTATTGAGGGAGAATATACATCAACTTTTTGGGATTGGAATACTGACGTTGATAAAAGAATACGACCAGATTTAGGTAAGGTGATTGACACTCTTGCATCTACATGGGCAACACAATATCCAGAACTACCTAGACTCATCGTCACAAGTGGTTACAGAAGTATTCGTAGAAATGCTGGAACACAAGGTTCACCAAGGCATCGTACAGGTAAAGCTTGTGACATTTACTTCGGTAACTATACTATAAAACAAAGACAGGACTTTTTACAACTTTGTATTGATGTCGGATTCTTAGGTATCGGAACTTATCTACAGAATCCAAAGAAGGGTAGATTCCATTTAGACATATTATACAAAAGTGAATGGAGACAGGGCGGTGGTGAACAATACACATACCTAAGAAATATTTTTAATAAGGCAGGATATAATGTTCCATCTTATCCAGAAACAAATACTTCTTACTAACTCGTATAAATAATATAACAATAAAAACAACAGGAGTTATAAGTGGCTGCATCTGCATACTTAGACGCACAGGCAAACAATAACAGTGATAGGAATCTGAGACAATACTCTGACCTTGATTTATTTTTCTCAAAGAAAAATTCTGACAGCGACATTAGTAAAGTCACAGACATACAGGCAGTCAAGCGGTCTGTTCGTAATTTAGTTTTATTGAATCACTATGAAAAACCTTTCCATCCAGAGATTGGTTCTGGTATAAGAGAAATGTTATTTGAACTCATGACACCTGTTACCGCAATCGTTCTCACAAGAAAGATAGAGGACGTAATTAAAAATTTTGAACCAAGAGCAAGATTGGTTGGAGTAAGTGCTTTTCCAGATTTAGATCGTAATGCATATGAAGTGAAAATAGAATTTTATGTTGTGAACACTCCCACAGAACTTGTTGACTTAACAGTTATGTTAGAGAGATTACGATAATGGCAAACACGAACCTTAGAATTACTGAGTTTGACTTTGATGCAATTAAAAGAAATTTAAAAGTATTCCTTAAAGCACAATCAGAATTTAAAGACTATGATTTTGAGGGGTCAGGTATGAACATACTTCTTGACACTCTCGCGTACAACACACACTATCTTGGATTCAACGCAAACATGCTTGCAAATGAAATGTTTCTTGATAGTTCATCATTACGTTCCAGTGTGGTGTCTCACGCAAAGACACTAGGTTATGAAATAAATTCTTGTAGAGCTCCCATAGCAACGGTTAACATATCATTAAATACAACTGGTACGACCAAGACCATACCCTCTGGTACAGTATTTAATACGACAGTTGATGGAACAAGTTATCAGTTTGTTACGGTCTCAGATGTCACCTCATCTAACATTGGTGGTTTAGTTAATTTTGACAGCACTGAAATCTATGAGGGAACTTACCTTACAACCAAATACACAGCTGACAGCACTGACGTTGAACAAAGATTTTTGTTGGCAGACAATCGTGCCGACACAACAACCTTAACAGTTAAAGTACAAACCTCCTCATCAGACACGACAACGACAACTTACACAAAGGCCACGGATATTACTCAACTCACACCAACCAGTACGGTATACTATTTACAAGAGATTGAGTTAGGAAAGTTTGAAGTTTACTTTGGTGATGGTGTTGTTAGTAAAGCGTTAAGTGATGGGAACATTGTGAGTTTACAATATGTGGTGACAAATAAATCAGAGGCAAATGGAGCGTCATCTTTTTCATCACTGTCTGCGATAGATGGTGTAACTGGTGCCACTGTAACCACAGTCGCGAACGCATCAGGTGGTGCAGAACCAGAAAGTATAAGCTCAATAAAACTTCAGGCACCCTTAGACTATGCGTCACAAGGTCGTGCGGTGACAACCGATGACTACAAAGTTTACGTTAGACAATTATTTGCAAACACTCAAGCTGTATCAGTGTGGGGTGGAGAGGATGGAAGTTACGATACCAGTACAGGTGTGAGTGACACACCAGAGTATGGTAAAGTTTTTATTTCTATCAAAAGTACAACTGGTCAAAATCTGACAACCGCACAAAAAAATACTTTGGTGTCAGATTTAAAAAAATATAAAATTGCTTCCGTCACACCTGTGATTGTAAATGCAGAAACTACGTTTTTAATTTTAGGAGTTTCTTTTGCGTACGACACTGTTGCAACAACATACAATAAAACAGAATTAGAATCTTTAGTGAATACGACAATAAAAAATTATGACACTTCTGATTTAGGAGACTTTAACAATCCATTTAGACATTCCAAACTCACTGGACTAATAGATGACACAGACACTTCAATTTTAAATAATACAGTGACGGTAACTCTTGCTCAATTCATTACTCCAATAGTGGCAACCAACTCATCATACAATGTTAGTTTTGGAAATGCATTGTACAATCCACACTCAGGTCACAATGCATCTGCAGGTGGTATCATCGCATCAACAGGATTTTTTCTTGGTGGGACAACAGAGTATTTTTTTGATGATGACGGTACAGGGAATCTAAGAATATATTCTTTAGTTGAAGCTGTTAGAACATATTATGATTCTGAAGCTGGAACAGTAGATTACACGAAGGGAATTATTAATATTAATCCACTGAGTATCACTTCCGTTTCAAATGTTGATGGAGATGTTTCTGCAGCACTTAGAATAACTGCGATTCCAAACTCTAACGACATTGTTCCTGTCCGTAATCAGTTACTAGAAATAGATACGACAAATACAACAATCGTTGGTTCAGTTGACCAGACAACAGCTACAGGAACAGGATACACAACGTCAGTATCAAGTGGTGGAACAGTAACAACGACAACGGTGTCAACGCCATCGTCAACTGCAACATCATCAGGTTACTAACATGGCTGCAACAGGTATATGTAGAAACTCTGTTGATTCTGCTGGGGGTACATTGATTTCATCACAATCATCTGTAATTGCAAATGGATCAAATGTAATTGTAAACGGTAATAGTGTGACTCCTCATGGTGATGCACCACACAGTTCTGCGGTGATGGTTGCTGGTTCTAATAATGTATTTGTTGGTGGGATTGCAGTTTGTAATGCTGGAGACGCAGCCACTTGTGGTCATACTGCATCTGGGAGTAGTAATGTTAATGTTGGAAATTAATAGATGAGTAAAAATGAATCTAAACTAATAACAAAACTTTCACCTTTAATAGAGGGTCAAGTCCCTGACTTTGTTCAGTCAGACCATCCTGTCTTTGTTCGTTTCCTTAAACACTACTATCAGTTTCTTGAGGCCGGTCGATTAACTCTAACTGCAACTGTTAATTATATTAGACAAGAGACTACCACTGTTAATTATATTATTAATGAGGAAGATGAAACTCGTATTGCAACGGAATCTGGTGACGGAACTACAGGTATATTTACAGTTGGTGAAACGGTTCTGGGTGGGACATCAAAGGCAACTGCAACAGTTTTGGTGGATGACTCTCGTAACGATTATGTTTACATCAGTTCACAACAAAAGTTTATCACAGGTGAAACAATCACTGGACAAACCTCTGGTGCGTCTGGAACTCTTGATGAGTATCGTGCAAACCCAATTCAAAATATTCAACAGTTATTAGAGTACGCAAATACTGATAACACAATCTATGATTTCTTAGACCAGTTCCGTGACTCGTTTATGAACGCAATACCTGAGTCACTTGCATCAGGAGTGTCAAAGAGGAATCTCATAAAAAATATTAAAGACCTTTATGCCGCCAAAGGAACGTCAGAGGGTCATAAACTTTTTATGAGATTGTTCGTAGGAGAACAACCAGAAATATTTTATCCAACAGAATACATGTTGAGACTGTCGGACGGTAATTGGGGAACTAAAACAATAATACGTTGTACACCAATTGGAACGATTGACGGTGAAGAAATTCTTGACCAACTTATCACAGGTGCATCATCTGCTGCGACTGCAATAGTTGACAATACCCTTTCGTTTCAAGAGGGAACTGCATCTATAACAGAGTTCGTGATATCAAACGTCAGTGGAACTTTTACTTCTGGCGAAATAATATCTGCAACCTCAAACACAAGAGATGTTGATATTAAATTTACAATTACATCAGTTTTATCAAGTGGAGCAGTGGTCAATGATGGTATTCTTCACACAGACGCAGAGGACATAACCGTAGAAAGTATTGGTAATGGATTTGCATCTGCGGTTGTCTCTGGAATTGAAGAGGGTTCAGTTGATGGTGTTGAGGTTGACGATGTTGGATCATTGTATGAGGTAGGAGACACTCTTACGTTTACGGCTGCAAGTGCAGACACAGACGCTGTATCTGCATCAGGGTTTGTCAGTATGGTCGGTGGTGGTATCTTACAAGAGACAGGAACACTAGATGACTCAACGATTACCACTGATACGATTATAATCGAGGACGGATCACAAACACATTTAGAGTCTTTTAAATTTATTCTTGAAAATATACTGGAAGACAACTTCATCGGTGATGGTTCAACAACGGTATTTACTTTAACAAATCTTAATTCAACAACTGATACAATTTTGATTACAGTTGATAACGTAGTATTTCCAGAAACAAATCCATCTTTAGAAACTCCCACTAACTGGACGGTGAGTGGAACGACCTTGACATTTACCACTGCACCAGAGGACGATGCAAAAATTTATGTTCGTGGTAATGCAGTTAATAATTTAATATTAGAAAGAACCGACTCTACAGGGACGGATGCTGGTCATCAAATTCTTACAGAGGAAACCATTGAACTTGAGGATACACATACAACAAGCACAGACCAAATTGTTTTAGAATTTGATACTTTTAAAAACATAGACGCATCTTCAACCGAAAGTGGTGCGATTCAGAAAGTTCATGTTGCAGATGGTGGTGGTGGGTACACAGATTTACCGACAGTAACATTGACCACCACAACAGGAACAGGTGCAGTCTCCCATTTTCTTTCTC